CCGATACGAGGACTTTGAACAAGTCGCGTATAACCCCAACCTTCCCGTCACGGACGTTATGGCCCAGGCTATTCAGGCTTCCGATATTGGCCCCGAAGTAATTTATTACCTCGGCTCCAATCCAAAAGAAGCTAGCCGGATCTCCCGTCTGTCGCCGGTCTTGCAGGCAAAAGAGATCGGAAAAATCGAGGTCAATTTGACTTCGAATCCGCCGGTTAAGAAAACCTCAACCGCGCCCGCACCTCTTGCTCCTGTCACGGCTACCCGGTCAAATTCTGGACCCCGATACGACACGACTGACCCTCGGGCCACTAAGTCAATGTCAACGTCGGAATGGATTGAAGCGGAACGTCAGCGTCAGATCAAGAAGTGGGAAGCGCAGAATCGGAGATAAGGAATGTCTAACTCAATTCTTACGATTGACATGATTACTCGCAAGGCTCTTGAGATCCTTGAGAATAATCTTGTCCTGACGCGCACCGTTAACCGCCAGTATGATGACAGCTTTGCCGTCGAAGGCGCTAAGATCGGCTCGACCCTGCGTATCCGCCTGCCTGACCGCGCTCTGGTCACGGACGGCGCTGCGCTTCAGGTGCAGGACGACAACGAACAGTACACGACCCTGACCGTTTCGTCGCAGAAGCACATCGGCGTGAACTTCACGACCGCCGAACTGACGATGCAGTTGGACGACTTCGCGGAACGCGTGCTGAAGCCGCGTATTTCGCAGCTCGCGTCCTCCATCGACGCCGACGTTGCTAACAGCTTCAAGTATATCGGCAACTCGGTCGGCACGCCCGGCACGACCCCGGCCTCTTCGCTCGTTCTGTTGCAGGCGCAGCAGAAGCTGAACGAGAACGCCGCTGTCATGTCGCCGCGCTATGCGACGGTCAACCCGGCTGCTAACGCCGCGCTGATCGAAGGCATGAAAGGCCTGTTCAACCCGGTTTCGGCCATCAGCAAGCAGTTCAAGAACGGCATGTTTGGCGAAGGCATTCTCGGCTATGACGAGCTGAATATGTCGCAGTCGATCAAGCAGTTCACGACCGGCTCGCGCGCTGGCACCGTGACGGTCAGCACTTCGGTCACGACCGAAGGTTCGACCACCCTTGTGCTGACGGGCCTCGGCTCGACGGTCATCAAGGCTGGCGACGTGTTTACGGTTGCCGACTGTTATGCCGTTAACCCGCAGACCCGTGAGTCGACTGGTTCGCTGTATCAGTTCGTTGCTCTGGCTGACGTTACGGCGTCGACCACCGCTTCGGTCACTGTCCCGGCGATGTATTCGGCTTCGCAGGCTCTCGCCACGGTCGACGCTCTGCCGGTTTCCGGTAAGGCCGTCACCTTCTTCGGCTCTGCTTCGACGCAGTATCCGCAGAACCTGATCTATCATCGTGACGCCATCACGTTCGCCACCGCCGACCTGCTTATGCCGCAGGGCGTCGACATGGCTTCGCGTCAGGTTCACAATGGTATCAGCCTGCGCGTCGTGCGCCAGTACGACATCAACAACGACCGTCTGCCCTGCCGTATTGACGTGCTGTATGGCTACTCGGTCATCCGTCCGCAGATGGCTGTCCGTCTGTGGGGTTAATTGGATGGGGCTTCGGCCCCATCTTCTTCAACTAAGGAGAAATTCTTATGACGACTTCTACTTCGAATGCCTCTTACCCGCTCGATTCGTACGGTCCGACCGGCGCGATTCCGAACGGTTCGGCCAACTACCTGTTTACGGACGGTAACACGGCTGCCGCCAAGCTCGTTGGCGGCACGACCATCCTGTTCCCGAACGGCGCGGGTATTTACTTTGTCGACACGGCGATCACGGCCAATTCGACCACGACCTCTGCGGTCAAAGGTTCGATTGGTCTGACGACGAACGCTACGGGCGTCGGCAAGATCTTCTACTCGGACGGCACCAAGTGGCAGTACGCTGCGGTTAGCTGATAGGAGCGACAACCATGCCTAATAGCAAATCGGTTGGCGTTGCCTTTTCTGACCCGGAACTCGTCTCTGGCACGACCATTACGGGCGCGACCATCAGCGGCGGCACCATTTCTGGCGCGGCTCTGACGACGGCGACTGTTTCTGGCACGTTCACGTCGACGGCGACTACGGACGCAGTTATCGCTAACGCGACGGCTGGTCTGTATTTTCTGACCGGCGCGATTACCGCCAACTCCACGACGACGAGCGCTCCGAAAGGATCTATCGCCACGACCACCAATGCGACTGGTACGGGTAAGATCTTTATTTCGGACGGCTCCAAGTGGCAGGCCCCGACCTAATCTAACCCTACGGGCGGGCTACGGCCCGCCTGGCCCTTTCCATAGGTGTAAAATGGCTATGATTTATTTGCGCCATGAGGTTCATGGCGTTAAGATCGCTACGCTGGAAATGGAAGCGGAAGCCGACGAAGAGAACGGCTGGGAAAGGTTCGATCCGAATGACGACGACAGCGTACGATCAGATCTGCGGAGCCCTGAGACTGCTGGGCGTCCTCGCAGAAGGCGAAACGCCCTCGTCGGAGACGGCGCAGGACGCGCTGACAGCGCTGAATCAGATGATCGACTCGTGGGACACGGAACGTCTGGCGGTCTTTTCAACACAAGATCAAGTATTTAACTGGACGCCGGGACTTCGGTCACAGACGCTCGGCCCGACTGGTGACTTTGTTGGTGAACGTCCTGTTCTAATAGACGACGCAACTTACTTCCGCGATCCGCAGACCAATGTGTCTTACGGCATAAAATTAATTAACCAACAGCAATACGACGGTATTGCCGTCAAGACTGTCACGTCGACTTATCCGCAAGTCATGTGGGTCAACATGACTTACCCCAACATCGAAATGGTCATCTATCCGGTGCCGTTACGGTTGCTGGAATGGCATTTTGTGTCAGTTGAAAAGTTATCCAATCCGGCCAAGCTGGCTACGGCGTTGACATTTCCGCCCGGTTATCTTCGTGCGTTCCGCTATAATCTGGCCTGCGAAATGGCTCCTGAGTTTGGCGTCGAGCCGTCCGCGCAGGTGCAGCGCATCGCCATGTATAGCAAGCGCAATCTGAAGCGCATCAATAACCCTGACGACATCATGGCGCTGCCCTACAGCATCGTCGGAACTAGACAAAGGTACAATATTTTTGCGGGAAATTATTGATTTATCAAGGACTTATAACTAAGGTAAGCAGCATGTGCTTCTTCTGGTGTATCAAAACAACCTATCTTGATATGCTTACGGTTGAGCATTATTTGCGCGCGCCATTTTCCTTGATGGAGCGATACGCCTCTAAAACCCGATGTATTATTGCAGTTTGGGTGAGTTACGTTGTGCATATTTTGCGCTCGGCTTACGTCGCGCAAATTATTAAATCGGTTGTTAATTTTGTCGCCGTCTATATGATCGACGTGATGATTAGGCCATTTACCAGTCATATAAAGCCAAGCCAATCTATGCGCGCTATATCTCCGGCCTTTAACGGATACGCGCCAGTATCCCGATTTCATCTGATCCCCGGCAATAAGCCCTGTGTCTTTACGGGTAAAAATGCCTGTATCGGGATCGTAAGTAAGTTCTTCTTTGAGAATTTGAACCGTCAGCATGTTGCCTCCTTTACTGCGGAGGTTTTACCATGAAGACCCCCATCTTGGGAAGTAGTTATGTAACTCGAAGCCCAAATGCCGCGGATAGTAGGTGCGTTAATCTTTACCCAGAGGTTATACCAGAGGGGGGCAAAGAGGCGGCATGGCTACAGCGCGCGCCAGGGCTTCGTTCATTGGCCATATTTCCAACCGGCCCTATTCGTGGGCTGTGGCAATACGGCGGGTATGGCTATGCTGTTGCGGGCACCAAACTGTATCGTGTCGACACCGACTGGTCATATCACGAACTTGGCACGGTCGCCGGCGTCAGCAACGTCAACATGGTCGACAATGGCACGCAGCTATTCATAGCCGCCGGCGCTAACGGTTACATTTATAATAACAGCGACTTTACGCTTGAATGTAACACAACCAACGGCGACGCCACAGTTACGACGACTAGCACTGCCGACATATGGGTTGGCCAGCCTGTAACGGGCTCCGGCATACCTTCATCGACGACTGTTTCCAGTATAACCGACGGCACGACGTTTGAGCTGTCGGCTAACGCCACGGCGACGGCTTCCGGCGTTACGCTGACATTCTCGCCGTTCTTCAGCGAGATCACTGATCCTGATTTTCCTGGCGCTGTTGGTGTTGGGTTTCTTGACGGCTATTTTGTCTTTAACCAGCCTAACAGCCAAAAGTTTTGGGTCACGGCGTCTTATAACGGTCTGTCTATTGACGCGCTCGACTTCGCCAGCGCCGAAGGCTCGCCGGATAACCTTGTCACGCTGATCGTTGACCACCGCGAGGTTTGGCTGTTTGGTCAGAACTCAGTCGAAGTCTGGTATAACGCCGGCACGCCGGACTTTCCGCTTGCCCGTGTTCAAGGCGCGTTTAACGAGATTGGCTGTCTTGCGGCCTATTCTGTGGCCAAGTTGGACAATGGCTTGTTCTGGCTGGGCGCGGACGCTCGCGGTAATGGTATCGTCTATCGCTCAAAAGGCTATTCCGGCGAGCGCGTTTCAACTCACGCTGTCGAATGGCAGATCCAGCAATACGCGACGCTTTCAGACGCCGTGGCCTACACCTACCAGCAAGACGGCCATAGTTTCTATGTTCTAAATTTTCCGACCGCCAATACGACATGGGTTTATGACGTGGCGACGGACGCATGGCATGAACGCGCTGGTTGGGATAACAATCAGTTTACCCGCCATCGCGGCAATTGCCAGATGAATTTCAACAATGAAATTGTCATCGGCGATTACGTCGGCGGCGGTATCTACGCCTATGATCCGACCGTTTATACGGAAGCCGGTTCGACGCAAAAATGGTTGCGGTCTTGGCGCGCGTTGCCGACTGGCCAGAACAATCTGAAGCGCACAACGCAGCATAGTCTTCAACTTGACTGTGAAGCTGGCGTAGGGCTGGAAGGCTATACGCAGGCTGAATATAACGCCATCACCTATATTTACGACCGCAACAATGAGTTTATTCTTGATCGCGCCGGTAGCGCGCTGCGGATTCGTAATTATCAGAACTACAGCATAACCGTCGGCGCGAACGCTAACGTCATGCTGCGCTGGTCGGATGATGGCGGCCATACGTGGTCGAACGAACACTGGAAGTCTATGGGCCAAATTGGTCGCACAGGCTATCGCACGATCTGGCGGCGGCTTGGCATGACGCTAAAGCTGCGCGACCGTGTATATGAAATATCAGGCACTGATCCGGTCAAGATCGCCATTATGGGCGCAGAACTCATAATGGACCCGACAAATGCCTGATAATAATACGCTTATACCGGCGGCGCGTGTCCCGATATGGGACAAGGTGACAGATTTTGTCACCCGCGAATGGTATCGCTGGTTTTATAATATGTATGTGTCGGTCGAAAACGGCCGACGTTATGGATCATATTACGATACAACCACGCAAACGGCGGCGGCGGCTAATACAGCCTATGCCATGACGTTAAACAGCGTCGCGTCCAAAATTAATGACGGCCCATTACAATATGGCGTCTATGTAGGAACGCCTACTTCGCGTGTTTATGTAGACAATACAGGCACGTATAACATACAGTTCTCGGCGCAGTTTATCAGCACTAATTCTAACTCCAAAGATGTTTACATATGGTTAAGTGTCAACGGCACGAATGTGCCCGATTCGGCCACGAAGATTACATTATCGGGGGCTAGTAACGCCTATGTCGCCGCGTGGAATTTCGTGGTAAGTCTAACCGCAGGAGATTATTTTGAGCTGTATTGGGAAACGACGAATACGAACGTCTCAATATTGGCCACTACTGCATCGGGGAATGTCCCCGCGATTCCCTCGGTCATTTTGACCGTCACAAGTATTGTAGGTGGATAAATGGCCGTCGTAACGCCCACAGCTAAAACGCAATTCATCGACGCCGCTGGCGCTCCTTTGGCCGGCGGTAAGCTCTATACTTACGTTGCCGGCACAACCACGCCGCAAGCGTCGTATACGGACAGCTCGGGTGCGACGGCAAACAGCAATCCGGTCATTCTTGACGCTCGCGGTGAAGCGAATGTCTGGCTCGGCGAGTCGACATATAAGTTTACGCTGACCGACGCTAATGACGTTGAAATCTGGACGGTCGATTATATTTCCGCTCCGACGACGGCGTTGTCGCCAGTTCTGTCTGGCAACGTCACAATCTCAACTGACTCGGCTGGCCCGGCGCTCAAAGTCACGCAGACCGGCACCGGCGACGTTATGCGCGTTCAAGACAGCGCCGATCCTGACTCGACGCCATTTGTCATCAACTCATCGGGGTATGTCGGGCTTGGCACTGTTGCGCCGGCCGAAGCTCTCGATATTGATAACAGCGGTAAAATTCAGTTCTCGTCGGGCGGCACTGCACGGACTGTCATATCGGCTGACGCTTCTAACTCAATTATTGACGTTAAAGATGACCGCAGTTTAGTTGTTAAGGCTAATGGCGTTACTATAATCACCGGAAATTCTACGGATGTGACTACGACAGTTCCTGTCGTGTTGCCTGCCGCCCCCACAACTACGTTACAGGCAGCCACTAAAGGTTACGTTGACGGTCTGACTGGTTCGCCGGCTGGTATTATTGCGCCTTTTGCGGGTACATCCGCACCTAGCGGTTGGTTGGCTTGTCAAGGGCAGGCCATATCACGGTCGACTTACGCGACGCTTTTTACCGCTATCGGCACGACATGGGGCAGTGGGGACGGCTCGACGACATTTAACCTCCCTGATCTTCGCGGCATGTTCTTGCGCGGCACCGGCACTAACGCGACTGGTTCGTCCAGCGGCGCGGTTGGCCCGTCAGTCGGCACGTATGCCGCAGACACTTATCTCAACCATAGCCATACCGCGACTGACAGCGGGCATTCTCACTCTACTTTTGGGGCCGGTTTTCCGGGTTTATCGCCGGGCGGAACGACGTATTCCACTATAAGTGGCACTACTAGCACTGGCACTGGCAATGCGAACATTACGGTCGCCACGTCGACAACCGGCGGCACCGAAACAAAGCCGAAGAACTACGGCATTCTCTACATCATCAAGACCTGAGGTTAGATCATGGACCCGATCACAATGGCTCTACTTGGCGGGACCAGCCTAGTCTCAGGCGGTCTTGGCTATCTTGGCTCTCAACAGGCCGGTCGCGCGCAGCAGCAGGCGGCGCAAACATCCGGTCTGTTTGGCCTAATCGCGCAGCAGCAGGCGCAGCAACAGGCCCGCGAGATGGCCGAACGTGGCGCGGCGGCGGCTGGTGAGTATTACGGCAAGGGCCGCGCCGACCTGCTAGAACAGGCGCGTCAGGGTGAGGCGGCTGGCCGTGAGTTTTATGGCCAAGGCATAGGCTTCCAAGAGCCCTACATGACCGCCGGCGCCGGCGCGACAAACCAGCTCGCAGCGCTGTTTGGTCAGGGCGGCGCGTATACGCAACAGCCGACGTTTGAAGAACTTCAAATGGACCCCGGCTATGCTTTTCGTATGCAGCAGGGCCAGCGCGCTATGGAGTCGACGCTTGGGTCGTCCGGTATGCGTGGGTCTGGAGCGGCGCTGAAAGCCGGCCAGCGTTTTGGTCAGGATATGGCCAGCCAAGAATATCAGAGCGCCTATAATCGCTTCATGGCTAACCGCGCAGCGGCTACGCAGGGGCTTCAGAACTTGGCTGGCACTGGCGCTGGCGCGGCTGGCACGGCGACGGGGCTGGCTGGTCAGGTTGGCACAAACCTTATGTCGCAGCGGTTCGGCGCTGGCGCTAACCTTGGCTCTATGGCGTCTAATGCTGGCGCGACGACGGCCGGAGCTTACACGGGCGCGATCCCGACGATGGCGGCGCTTACGTCCGCTAACCCTTATGGCACGGCTATGGAGAATGTGGGTCAAGCCCGCGCTTCTAGCTACATGGGCGGCGCTGGCGCGTTGGGGCAGGCGCTTAATACTATACCGTCTAATTATTTAGCGTATAATATGCTCAACCGTTCGTCACAGCCTTATGCCGGCTTTCAAGGCGCACCCACTTATTAAGCTTGAGGTTTGATCTATGCCCGTTCGTTATGACATAGCTGGTCAAATACCGCAGTATGGCGGCGGCGCTGACCCTATTAATATGCTGGCGCAGCTTCAGTCGATGGACTATCGCCAGCGTCAGAACGCGCTTGCGGAAATGCAGATGGCTGAATACGGCCGTAAGTTACAAGCCGAACAAGCTATTCGCGGAATGGCTGGTGGTCTAAACATAAACGACCCTCAAGTTGTTAATCGTCTTTGGGCTCAAGATCCCGAATTTGCGCGGCAAATCTATGCGTCGCAGTTGGCCGGTCAACGCGAGCAGCGCATGGCCGAACAAGCCGCCGCAAGCACAGCTAATATTCGCGCTGAACAAGCGTTGCGCGAACGTAGATACGGCGAGATTGATCTGCCTAAAAGCCAGCTAGAAGCTGAACGCGAACGTCGTTTGGCAGAACAGGCGGCAGCCAGCGCTGAAAATATTCGCGCTGAACAAGCGCTTCGTCAGCGTCGGTTCGAAGAACTTGATTTACCTAAAATGGGCCTAGAGAAGCAGAAACTTGGCGCAGAAGCGCGGAAAGAAGAACTTGCCGGCCGTAAGTTAGAGTTTGAAATCAATAAAGAAGCGCTCGACCGCGACGAAAAAGTTCTTCAGAAATTGGAAAATTTCGGCGCTAAAGTGTTCAATAACAATGGTCAAGGTTACGATGAATTTCGTAAAATGGCTATTAAAGAACATCCTGAATTTGAAGGTCTTATTGGCCCTGAATATGACCCTAATGCTCTGTCAGCATTCGTTGAGAATGCGGCCAGCACTCGTGAAAAACTTAAGTCAGCTTCTGAGTATGAATACCGTGAAGTTAAAGACGCTTCGGGCGCGACACGCGTTGTCGCCATACCTAAACGGTCGCCGCAAGCGGGTGCTGTTCCGGTAAAAGGAACTGAAGGTGCAACACCAGCCGATTACGGATTTATGGCGGGGCCGCCGGATACCGGGCTTGTCACGCGCACGAATCTGCGCACAGGACAAGCTGAACTTATTACGCCCTCGCAGCCTATCATGCGTCCGGCGGAAGGTAAGATTGGCGCGCGCGCTAATGTAGGGGACGAAATGGCTCCATCAGCACAAGGCGCGTTAATTCCTTCTGAGATCCGCCCGACTGCGGAAGCGCCGGTCGGCAGTGCAGCATATAACAACAAACGCTTTGCCACTGAGGCGCTGGACGCCGTTGGCTTTAACGCCGAAACGGGCGAAGATAAAATTACGGCTCTGATTAAAAAGTCTACGAGCGGCGGTCTTCAGGCTGGCGCGGCAGGCATTCGCGGGTTTTTCGGTGGCGCGACATCGGGTATGGAGGCTATTGGCCAGATCAAGCCAATCGTCAAAGATATCATACTCAAGAAATTGAACGGTAAATTGGGCGCGGGCATATCGAACGAGGACCGTTCGTTTATTGAAGGCGCTATCGGCAATCTCGACGATCCGTCGATTCCCGCTAATCAACGTCTGGCGTCATGGAATAGCGCCAAACAGATCCTAATGAAGTATGCTAATACTGGTAAGCCTGCTGCGGGCGCGCCGGGTAATCGTCCTTCGCTCAATGAGATCTTCAAATAATGGCCGAAATCAAAGCCAAAATTGAAACCGCTAGAAAAGCCGGATATTCGGACGACGAGATCCGGCGCTTTCTGTTTTCGCAGCCGGCCGCTGATGAAGCGCGGAAAGCCGGATATACCGACGCGGAAATAGCGGCGCATTTTGGCTTGACTAATGGGGAAGGCATTCCAGGCAAGCGCGAAGTCACAAGCCTCCCGCAAGAAGCACTTGGCTATGTTGAGTCTATGATTGGCAATGTGCCGGAGAGTTCTCTTAAATTCGCGCAGGGCGTTTACGAAGCCGCGACAAGCCCGGTTGAGACGGCTGAGGCTTTAGGCGCGGCAGCGCTTAGTCCTGTCCAGACGGCCAAAGCTATTGGCGGCTACGCGGCCGAACGATACGGCTCTCCGCAGGCGGCGCTTGAGACTTTGCGCACTGATCCGGTTGGCGTGCTGGCGGACATTTCAACTGTTGCGGGCGGTGCTGGCGGTATGCTTAAGCGCCCCGGTTTGCGCGCTTTATCTGAGGCTACGTCGCCAGCTAACGCATTGGCCGGCGCTATTCAGGCTCCATTTGCCGCTACCGGCTATGGGTATGAGTTTGCGAGAAATGCTTTAGCGCCAAGATATGCGACTTATCTTGAGGCAACCGAAGGGCGCGCGCCTGAGATCATAAACGCTCTGCGCAGTCCGCAGGCGCAGATTGTGCCCGGTGCTGTGCCGACCGCCGCGCAAGCTGCGACGCCAGTTGGATCATCACGTTTTGCGCAGCTTGGCGCGAGCGCGGCTGAAGTATTGCCTACCGAATATATGGAACGCGCCAAACAGCAGGCGGCGGCAAGACTGGCCGAAATGCGCACGGTCGGCGGCACTGAAGCGCAACTTGAAGCGGCTAAAGAACTTCGCAAAAAAGTGTCCGGCGGTCTTTACCGTAAAGCTGAAAAGCAACTGCCTGTTACTGAGACACCGGAATTTACAGAGTTATTGTCACGACCGTCTATGGACAAGGCCATGTCAAGAGCGGCCGAATTAGCCGCCGAACGTGGTCAGACATTCCAGATTGGTAAGACCGTGGCTGAACAGCGCGTGCCGTCACCTATTCTCGGACCATCTGGTGAGACGTTGACGACGACGATTCCTGCTACGCAGGCTAAATATCCAATTAGTAGCCTGCATAATCTCAAATTAGCTATGGACGATCTTATCCGTAATCCTGAACGGTTCGGTATTGGCGCGTCTGAAGCGGCGGCTATGGCTAAGACACGCGGCGAGCTGCTTGGGTTTATCAAACAAAAATCACCGCTCTACGAAGCGGCGCGGTCGTCGTTTGCTAAACGTAGTGGCCCGATCAACCGTATGGAGATCGGTCAGTATCTTGAGTCCAAGTTATTATCACCGTTAGCCGAAGAAGCGCCGCAACGCGCTGGCGTTTTTGCGACCGCTATTGAACAAGCGCCGCAAACAATTAAACGGTCGTTAGAAGGCGCGCCGCGATACGAAAAATTATCCGACATTTTGACCCCTAACGAAGTAAAGAAGGTCGAAAATATCCGCGCTGATTTGGCGCGTGAAGCCGAAGCTAACCGTATGGCGCGCGCGGCGGCTCAGGCTGGCCCCGAAGCTGGTCGTGCTGTGCAGCTACCGCGCGCCAATCTCATGGACCGTATTTTCAATGTAGCTAATAAAATCGTTAGTTCGCTTGAACGTAAGTTAGACAAGCGTTTGGCTATACAAATTGCCACTGAAATGCTTGACCCGCAACAGACGGCGCAAGTCATTGAAGAGGCAGTCAAATACGCCGAGAAAACTAAACAGACCGGCAAAGCTATTCGTGAGCGTGGTAAACTTGTGTCTGAAGATGTGCGCAAGCGCTCACCAGAAATTACCGGGGTTGTTACTATTCAAAACGCATTGGGCGAACGTGATAATCAAAACGCGATGACGAGGCGGTAATGGTTGAATACCAAGTTCTTTTTGACGTGGCCATTGGCGTGATTGGCGTGCTGGGCGGCTGGACGCTTAACACCGTCTGGGCGGCTGTGAAGGATCTTCAACAGGCCGACAAAGAACTGGCGGAAAAGGTCGGACAGATTGAAGTGTTGGTCGCCGGGCGCTATGTGACCCGCGAAGACTTTAATCAGGTGTTGAATCAAGTCTTCGAAAGACTAGATCGCATTCGTGACTTGGTGAGCCGCCAGTGAACTTTCAGATCTTCTTCGACGATGTGCGTAACAGCCTGTTCGGCGGCAAACTATCGCAGGGCCAAGTCGAAGGCATGGAAAAGATCATCAACTATTCGACGGTCAGCCTCGATCAGTTGGCGTATGTCCTTGCGACCGTCAAATGGGAGACGGCGCACACGATGCAGCCGATTAAAGAGTACGGCTCGACGGCTTATCTGAAGTCCAAGCCTTACTGGCCCTATTACGGGCGCGGGCTAGTCCAGCTAACCTGGCGTGACAACTACGCCAAATACGGACTAGAAAAGACGCCGGACAAGGCATTAGAATGGGAATCGTCGCTGTTCGTGCTGTTCGACGGCATGATTAAGGGTCTGTTCACCGGCAAAAAACTAGACGACTATATCAACGACAATAAGCGCGATTACATCAACGCGCGGCGGATCATTAACGGGACTGATCGCGCCAAAGAGATCGCGCAGATTGCGGATGCATACCGCACCGCCCTTATCGCTGCGCAAGATCCCGTTGCTCCCCCTGCCGACGATGATCTCCAAGCCCGTTTTAACCAGATGCTTGCTGTTGCTCTGACAAGCGACCCCCAGATTCAGGACTTGGTTCGGCAACTTTGCAGAAGGAAATAAGATGGTAAATAACCCCTACACGACTTTTAGCGGCGTTTTGGCCCTTATTACTGTGTTGTGGCACGCTTGGCAGACGAAGACCGTTAACTGGGATGATCTTCAGACAGCGCTGGTCGGTTTGGGTCTTGTCGCCGCTAAAGACTGGAACGTCACGGGCGGTTCTAAGTATCAGGATTGAAGGGGACAGGTTGCAGAACCTAAAACCAAAGATGAAACTGCCGCTGATCTTGATGCTGGCAAGTTTTAGCGGTTGTCAGTCGACCAGCAGGTGCCCCCCGCTGGTCGACTATTCGGCCGAACTCCAAACCAAAGCGGCCAAAGAGTTAAGCGCTCTCCCCCGCGACAGCGCTGTTGCTAGACTTGTCGTCGACTACGGCCAGCTTCGCCGCACGTGCCGCCTTTAGGTCTTTCTTAGCTCTATAAGACACGTCTTGAAGACCCCGCGCTTGCGCGTAATCTTCAGCAAACGTCGCCGCGAACAGCTCATAATTCACCGCGTCGACATGGCTGTCCATGTGATTAGGCGACGCAAAGGCACGCGCGTTCTTAACGCAGGCCAAAATAATCGCAATTTCGTAAGGGTGAAACTCGCGCCCCAGACGCAGCGTGGCCAGATCGGCCGCAAGCTGGAAATTGTTTTCTATGCCGCCATATCCCTGACCGCGCTGGTCAATGATCTTAGCAGCTTCATATAGCAGTTCTTGAGGGTTCATTTATCATCTCCATGATGGCCGCCCTTTCTCTTAACATGCGCAGCACAGTGTAACGCTGATGCAGTCGCACTAAGATGGTCGAGCGCCGGGCGTGACGCTGTTCATCTTCCAGTAGGTCTAAGACCTCCTGTTCCGTCAGATCGGCCAGCCGATCATTGAGTTCCTTCCAAGTCAGACAGTTCGGCAAGGGCCAACTCCGCTAAAGATTTTTTGTCTTGTAGACTACTGTATATTCTCTCGTCAATAGTTTTATTACACATAATGACATAACACCATACATCACGCGTTTGGCCGCTGCGATGCAGCCGGCCGACTGTCTGTTCGAATAGTTCAAGCGACCACGGCAGCGACAAGAAAATGATCTTGTTGCCGCCAAATTGAAGGTTCAGCCCGTGGCCAGCGCTTTTGGGATGGATCGCCAGCAATTCGATCTTGCCGGCATTCCAGCGCTCGACGGCGTTAGGCGCGTCGATTGTCGTCACGTTGAACTGGCGCTGAAGCTCGGCTAATTCTTCTTTGTAATTGTAGACGATAATAGTGTTGTCTCGCTGGTTTTCGTCGAGGATGTCTCGGAGAGATTCAAACTTTTGGCGTCCAAACCACTGAGCAGCGCCTTGGCTATCATAAGCGAAGCCGGACGTGA